AGCTGTGAGCCTAACCAGATGATATGTTCACGCAAGGTCTTTTTTTCTTTGTCATCCATGACGTAACCCCCAACAAGCAATCAGCGCCGCATCTGCTCTGCCATCGTCTTTCTTACGCTTAAAGTAGTCCACGTTGTAGGGGAACAACTCCATAGCCCTTGCTCTAGCGCCATCCTTGCCGCCAGTGACTCCCATAGCCTTCTGCCATGTTTGTGGTGTGATGAGTGTGGCTTTGATTGATCTTGCCGCTATAACGCCCTCTATAGCCCCAAGACTGCGCCCAAAGCTGAAGACACTTGTCACGCCTTGCCCACTCATTGCAAACACCTTTTCGATGTATGCCTCTTCAGGCTGAAAGTCATTCAGTATGGCGATTAATTCGGGAATGCTGATCTGTCGCTTGGCTTTGCCATTTCTATCTAGAGTGACTGTGGGCATATCCACAATGCCTGTGAGAGTCTCGCCTCTCATCATTGCTATAGCGCCGTTTAAGCCTACGTCAATGCCAATGATCTTGCGAGGTGTGAAGTTAGTGGTAATCATAGAAATCTCTTAAAGATGCGTGACCAAATGTATCCACCGCCAACTTTAGCAATGAATTGCAGTGCAACAATTTCAAGCATCAGACCGCCAAAGGCAATAGTTGGGAATACTACAGAATCAACAGCAGAGCCAGCAACATTTGACCCATTAACACGAATCATCCATTCTTTATGTTTAAGGTATTGGTAAACCAATGAGTCAGCCACCATTGACAAGCTAAAAGCCGCCAAGGAAGCAAATGCAATCATTCCTGTTGCTGGATTGATGGCATAAGAAACAATGCTTGCCGTTGCAATCAAACCGCCCATTTTTATGGGTAACTTGTCACCTTCCCACAGGTCATGCAACTTGTCCCGCAAAGATAAGTCCAGACCAATTAACAAAAACGCACCTATTGGGCTAAACCAAACACCGAATGCGGCAATCAAAAGATTGGCGGCGACTAAAGATGCAACATAAATAAAGGCGTAAATCATGATCTCTCCGTTTTGATAACAACTCCATGATGACAAGCAACTAATTGCTGCTTACCGCCAAATTTTTCCAATAACAAATCAGCAATATTTTCGTGATATTGATTGTCTATCTTGTCGAGAAATTCCATTATTGATTCAACAAATATGACATCTGTTGTTTGAATATCTAATTCATACTTGATTCGCACATTGTTTGTTGGACACTTGCAGAAAAACTCTGTTGTGTAGATGTTCATAACAATATTCCTTGTTCTACTTGGTGAAAACCCCAAACTGGCGGTGCATTGTGTGCCTCAATCCTGCTTCTCATGACTTGCGCTCTTGCCTCTTTTGTTGGTGGAGGATAGTTTCCGCTTCTCCATTTACCATCCATACCAACATTTCTGGCAATGTTCGTGGAATCAGCAGAGCAAAATGGCAGTTTTGTAAATATTGCAGGGTCTAACATTCTCAATCCATGCAATTTACAGGATGGTCTGCCTAAATCATCACAGATTACCCGCATGGCTTGACCCATCTTTGACCACCATTGAAAAGTCCCAATAGTTGCGTATTCACCTGAACTGCCAATGCAAACCCGAACATAGGTGTTTGCTAATTGCTCCAGCCGTTCAAGGGATTCGTGCATATGCCAAACAGGTGCGCCAAACCATAGAGGTAATGGGTTATCCCGCAACAAGGCATCGTTATCTTCTTCTGTGCCATCAATGACATCAGGTAAAACAGCAAAATCGCAGGAAGGCACTTTTTTTAGGTTTAATGCCCATTCGTAAAAGGGTTGCCAATCTTTTACAGGTTCTCCTGACTTCCATGCACTAAATGCCCCGTTATCAATGGCAAAAGACTGAGTTACATCAATGGCAGTTGCTATTTGTTCTGGGTGTGCATACGAAACAAAAGCATGACCAGCTTGAACTGCATAGTTAGCCACAGGTGTTGGTGTTATCGGAAGTCCGTGGTAGTGAATCATGTGTTTCCTTTAGACATAGTTTCTCCAAGGGTGGATAGAGTCATTTCTATCCTACCTTCTCCAGACTGATTGATGTTCATTTATTGAATCCTATTAACATTGAAAAACCAAAAAGCCCCAAGTGCGCTTGACGGATTTGTTCGCTTATACACACAGCCTTGTTTACCACCGATGTACTGTGTGCTTTACCAGTCGCCAAATCAACGCTGGTCACATTTTGCACAAGGGGTGTACTTGTGTGCGGTGTTTTCTTCCAAGCAGTCCATGCAGACTCACTACTATCGTGTGGAGTACGGATGCTATGAAAAAACAATAAAAAAAGCCGCTTACAACTGCCCTCGGTGAGAACCCTGCGGAAAAAACCAAGGGCGAGAGCATGTGTAAACGGCTTCAATTTGTCGCTTCTCACGGCAACGATTTAATTATACACAATTTTTTTATGTGTCAAGAAGTTTTTTTCAAATTCTTTGATTATTTGTGATCTGTTTAGTGAAATCAGGGTTTCCCTTGTACAACCTCTTGGCTTGAGCATTCATTACTCGGTACTCAGCAGGGGTAAAAATACCCTTTGCATTGCGAATATCAAACGGATTCAGTAGGCAGCGCTTCTCTTCTGGCTTCTTAGCCTCAATCAAATCGTCTGACAGGGTGTATTGGGCAATCCAATGCTTTCCAACCTTGACCAACTCTGTTGTTAATTCACCCTTATGGCGAAGTTTCTTTGCTGTTGATAGGACTGTAGCCTGTGGCATACCTGTCAGGTTAGCTACCTCATGTGAGGTTAGTGGGCCATTCTGGAGAGCTTTGATAATTCTTGCTTGTGTCATTGATACATTTCTTGGATGTTAATTGGTCTGTTTAGGTGGTTTTCTAGAGTCCTGGCAAGCAAAGCCACTACTGCGGCATTGAAGTCTTCAGGATCATCCACATAAGCTGAACACATTGTGATTGCGTAATCAAGCAATGTCTCAGCGCACTTTTGTTCAATTTGTTCGATGTTCATACCAGTATCTTACTGTTGTTTTTTTGTTTGTATATTGGGGTTTATCCCTATTAAATAATTGCAAAACCTGTGGCATATTATGGGTGTTGGGCGCTTTTCAGCGCGAAGTCCATCGTGCCAAAAAGTTGCAATTACATCGAAACTTGTGCTCAACATTTGTGATTGCATAAAACTACAGGGACGAATTGCAAAAACGGACAATTTTGATAAACAATTTAATAGGAGTCAAGATGCCAATTTTGAACGGCAAAAAGGTCGTAGACCTAGAAGTAGACGGAGTGGATAGTGGGGATTATCCTGATTTTAGTGACGCATACTTTAGCTATGCTTGCTATGAAGATGGAACACCACTAACAGAGGATGAGTTAAACAAACTCACCGATCTTGCAAGTGATGTTCTTTGGGAAATGTCTTACGACAAGCTCCACTAATGAAATCCTTGCTTGAAACTTACTTAGAAGAATTCTCAGGAATTCAATACTGCCAATACTGTTTAACAGTAAAAACAAACAAGTCATGCTGTTCCGATGACTATATCGACTTCAAGTACTTTGGACTTGAAACACAAAAACAAATCATTCAACAAGAGTTAGATCATCATTTAAACAGGAGTTAATATGTCAATAGAAGCGTTACTTAAAACCAATGTCAACGATCATGTTGAGAAGAAAAATGGCTTGTCCTACCTTTCATGGGCTTGGGCATGGGCAGAAGCTCTAAAAGCCGATCCTACTGCCTCATACAAAGTAGAAATGTTTGATGGCAAGTGCTTTATGGATGTCAATGGCACAGCGATGGTGTTTGTGACAGTCACCATGTTCAACAAGCCAATGACTTGCCAATTGCCAGTTATGGACTATCGCAATAAAGCAATCCCTAAACCTGATGCTTTTGCTGTCAATACAGCCATCATGCGCTGCATGACCAAAGCCCTGGCACTTCATGGGCTGGGTCTATATTTGTATAGCGGTGAGGATGTTCCAGAAGAAGGTAAATCAGTAGTTATTACGCCAACACAAGGCATTGCAGACTCTCTTCCATTAGAAGAGATGCAATATCTGCAAGAGTTGGCAATGGAACTCATTGCTCTTGATGGAAAACAAGGGCTTGAGAGGATGGAAGCAGAGAACCTAGAAGCCGATCAAAAGGTTGCTTTATGGGGATTGCTGCCAAGCAAAGTGCGTTCACAAATCAAAAAAGCTAAAGAAAGTTAATATGGAAATTACAAAACCATTCAAAACAAATAGTGGATTCTTGTTTAAAAATGATAGGAAAGAACAAGAAAAACAACCTGACTACACAGGTAATCTAAACATTGAGGGTCAAGAGTATTGGCTTTCAGGTTGGATTAAAGAAGGTAGAAATGGGAAATTCTTTGGATTAGCAGTATCTCTAAAAAATCCACAAGCACCACAACAAGCAAAAACTTCTGAGCGTTCCAAAGCTACTGGCTTTGATGACGAAGATTTGCCATTCTGATAGTTTACGAGGGGAAAGCGGATGCTATGGACAGCAATGTCGGACGAACATAGACGCAGCGAGTACCCTCACCCATTTAATAGGAGTTAATTATGAATGATATTTTTGAAAACATGAAGCAATCAATGGACAGATTCTTTGGTACACCAGCATTTAAGTTGGCACGAAAAGAAGACCCTGTAACGAGCCATGAAGCAGCTCAAGCAGTAGACACCACCAAGATTGAACAAATCGTCTATGAGGCGATTAAAGGCTTCCCTGATGGGTGTATCTCAGATGAGATACTGGAGAAGTTTCCGCAGTATCCATATTCCTCAATAACAGCCAGATATCGCTCTTTGTTAGACAAGGGTTATATCGAAATCATCGGCACTAGAGTTGGTCGTTCTGGTAAAAAACAACGAGTTATGAAGGCAACAAAATGATTGAATTACCTCCACATTCAAAGATTAGCTATCCATCGGTTGCTAACAAAAAATTCAAATGGGAGTCTGGATCAGATGTTCAGGCTCTTTGGAGAAAACATGGTTGGACACCACCAAGCGAAAAAATGACCCCACCACCACCAGAGAAGATTGAACAACCTTATAGGAGATTAAGATGAGCTATGCAGCAGTAGAAATGAAGATAATTCAATGGGCCGAGGCTCGCAAGATTATTCCCAACAGCACACCAGAGACGCAATTACTCAAAGCGGTATCTGAAATGGGTGAACTAGCAGATGCAACCATCAAAAAAGACAGAGAAGCTGTCATTGATGCAGTCGGAGATGTGATGGTCTGCCTAGTCAATTACTGTGCTCTACAGGATTTAAATCTGGTAGACTGTATGGAAGTTGCATACGATCAGATCAAGAATCGTAGGGGTACTCTTTTGCCCAATGGAGTTTTTCAGAAAGACGCTACTTAGCAAGTAAGTAAAGACCCACATTCGAGAAAGCGTAACCTGCATACACAATAGCCATGTGTGGGTTATCTTTCCATAGTTGTTCGCCAGCTATATAGGCATAGATTGCCCCTGTGAGGATGATTAGCCAAGCACTCAAAATGCACCTACATCAATAACTTCACCACGGAATTCAATCTGGTCTTCATCAAACTTATGGACAAGCTCAGGCCACAATAGCTTGCCATTAAAGAAGTTCAATACTGCAAAACCTGATCTGTGATTGTTTGGGTTTAATTCAGCATAAGTAAATTGTGGGCCATCAGTCTCAGCAAGTGTTCCTGTATCTACCCCGTACCGAACCCCGTTATAGTCGCTGAAAGGGGTTACTTTTAGGCTGTGCAGATGCCCCGTAATAATTGAGACCCCGCTTGAAACCGTATTATTGTGAGTCGCATGAATGCCATTTTTGTATCGGTGCTTGATGATGCAATCTGGTGTAGCCCATACTGACCAACAGAATTCCCAATCAGGAATATGGTCTGTCAACTTAAAACCTTGGACATCTTTAAATTGTGGTGCGTGTTGAGCTAATCTGTTTGCAAACCTTACATCGTGATTACCAAATGTAAACAACAACTTTACATTGTGTCTCTCAGCTTTAGCTACTTCCTCAATCTCACCAAGCATTGCCTGACAAGCCTTTAACTCTTGGATAACAGAAGTTTGTGGAAGATCAGTTACATCATGCCTTGATATAGACGCTCCATCGAAAGCGTCACCATTACATATTACCGCCTTTGGTTTAAGCTCTTGGATAGCCCATAAAAGCCCTTTAAAGGCTGTGGATCGTTGACCAGGTATGAAGTGAGCATCAGAGAAAACAATGACAGTACCATCTAGGATACCAAGATCAATTTGTTTTAATGGAGAGAAAGACTTAGGTTTCTTAGCATCGTAAGCTAAACTACGATGATCTGCTGAACCTAGAGTAATCTTATAGTGTTGCTCAATCCACCTTCTACGCAAATGAACAGCTCTAATGGCAATGCCAAGATGTTCTGACATTTTTGCAGCAGATTCAAGTTGTCCCCACAGTTTGATGAATTCTGTATCTGTACAAGTTTCGTTATGAGAACCCATGAAAATCCTTAAAGATTAAGTTTTCAAGCAGATTGATGACCCTATGCTCTTGCATTTCCACCTCTTCTTGAGAAGATTTGGGGTCTTGTGCAACAGACATCAGATCATGCAGCATTACATGGAGCAACTCATGTAAAGCAGTTTTGTCTAAGGACTCAGGCGTGATCTTTTCAGCACCAAAGTCTCCAAGACGATAAGTCGCTAATCTCGCATTCTCAT